GAAAATACTCCTAAAAATATTGATATTCTATTTAATTATATATCAAGAACAGTTGAAGTAATAACTAAAGAAATTGATGATAATATTGAAAATTATTACGATGACATTTATGAATTTTATAGTAACGTACCTACTACATACACAGAATACGTTAAAGCTAAAAAAATCTTTTATGCTAAATATCCAGAAAGTCTATCCAGTACATTAAATTCATACTTTAGAAATGTTACTTCCCCAATAACCAATAGTATTAGCATAAAATTCAAATTAGCACAATTTGCCGTATTTTTTCCAAACGATTCAAATTTTATTATAGATCATGTAAAATACATTACTACTTATGATTTAAAACATAATAGGAATGGAATATATACATCTACACAGCGTAATGGTTATTTAAATATACCAGTAGTTTCTTTACTAAACACTTCTGAAGAACTCGATAACCTATATATAGTAAATGCAAGCGCTGCTAAAGCAGCACGTTGGATTAACTACAATAATTCAACATCATATACTTTGCCAGATAGCACTACAGTAAATTTAGCTAGCGTTATATTTATAAAAGATGCTGATGCTTTTAATGTTGTTTGCAAATTACTAGATGGGCATCATACAGTATTAGATGAAAATTTATTTACTGTACCAAAAATAGCTAAAACAACCAATTCTACCAAAACAATCGCAGATTTAACTGTTGTATTCGAAGAACTCTATAACTCATCTGACATTGTATATTCTACTAAAAATATATCTGCCAAAGAATTTTATTCAGCAAATATTCCTGATGATACATATACCATTATTATTAATGGTGAAGATATACAAGACAGTTGGGTAAAATTTGTTTCAAAAACCTTAATTGATCATAAAGTAATTGTATTTAAAAAATTACATCAGCCAGAACTTAAATCAAAACGATTTGAGAAATATTCTGCTAATAAATCAACTAAGCATATGATTATTTCACGTCACTTTAACCCAAGTTATTTAACTGACGAATATGCTAAATTAGTAACTGAGGCATATCAACCTTATATAGGCTTACTTGAAAAAGTCTATAAAATTTCAAATTTGGTAAATTTATGCTATGACTACAAACGTTCTACTGATTTAAGTATTAACGCTAAGTCTTTATTAACTGATCCTTCTATTCGATTAGCAAATAAACTAATCAGCAAAACTGAACGTACAGCATTGATAAATTTGCTTAAAAAACATCATACTATTACTAGTGATCTTCTTATTAACCAGTTATTTAGCCCATATTCGTATCAATTTGAAAGTCTTTTTCCTGGAATAGTTTATCTTAAACCAGAATGGAAAACACACTTCAATAATTCCACTGTTGATTTGTGGAAACACTCTAGCAATAACCAGCGTCTATGGCTATTGCAAAATTCAACTATTCTCGCTACTATGCAAACTATCCTTTCTCAGCCATCCTAAGAGGACTTCCCATGACCTATATTCCCCACATTATCACTCCTAAAGCTATCACCGTAATTATTGATGGAACTCCTAACTCTATCACATCTGATCATGCCAATTTTCAACAAGTTGATGACATGCTTACGGCTGGTGACTTTAACACACTGCGTATCATTGAATTGATGAAACCCATCGTTGAATTCAACCAAGCTATTACAAATTCTAGCTTCTATCGAGATTCAGATGGATTTGTCTACCTGACTGTCGCAGGCTATCCTTTCCAACTACCTGAACAACTTGAAGCTGAAGTCTTACGAGTTAACAAAGCAGCAGGCAATCTTCAACCATTAGCCAATTTTGTTACTAAACTAGCAGCTAATCCTTACAAAGATGTTCATGACCAACTATTTGGTTTCTTGCAAGTTTGTGGACTAGCGCTTACCGTTGATGGTGATTTCCTTGCTTATAAAAATGTAAACGAAGACTTCACAGATATTTATACCGGTACAATCGACAATTCTCCCGGACAAACTCCCGAAATGCCTCGTCATGCAGTAGAAAAAAATCCCAATAGAACTTGTTCTGCAGGACTTCATTTTGCGGCATGGGGCTATCTAAAGAATTATCACTACGGTAAAAAAACCGTCGTCCTCAAAATTAATCCTGCTGATGTCGTATCAATTCCAACTGACTATAGCAACATGAAAGGTCGTGCTTGTAAATACTACGTCCTAAAAGAAGTAGAGCAGCCAGAAGAATTGAAAAATATCACTGTATTCAACTCTTCTGAATTTCCTCAAGAATACATCATTAACGAAGATGATTATGACGAAGATGATGACTATGAAGATGACTACGATGACTATTATGACTTTAGAGACGACGAATATGAAGATGACTTCAACGAAAAAGAACTTCTTCTTCGAGAAGCTTTAGATCTAGTAGCTGATTATTTCGCAAACAGCAATAATAAATAATATGTTACTACCAGTATTAAATAACTATATCTAATACTGGTTTAATTATTATTAACATACAAGGAATTTCTGATGACTATAATAAAACCTCCTGGAATTTATATTAAATATACTACATGGGAAAATGATCATGACTGTATTAAAGATCATTTTAAAAAATGTAGTGATCTAGCCCATGCAAATTATTTAAAATATATATTTGGGGTGTATGGAGTATCTGGTTATAGTTCTAAGTTAGGTATGACAAATACTAGTAAAAATCACAGCTACGTAGAAGAATATATCAATAAAACTAAAACTAATTTTACCTTTAGTGAGTTATTAGATGACCTATGTGACTATGCCGAAACTGCTTATGATGGTGATATTAGAGTAATTGAAAATGTCAGTGTCGTTAAAATCATATTCCAGTGGGGGTATGACGAAATTAAATGAGAGATTATAATGGCAACAATGCTAGAATTAACCAAAGCTAAACTTGACCAACATCAAGCTTTAGCACCAAAACTAAATGCCATTACTGCCAGTGTAGTAGAGGCTATCCCTTACCCAACTGTTAACTATCGCATGAAAGCTACTATTGCTATCTCTCACATCATGCAATTTGCATCACAATTTCGTCGCAATATTGTATTATGGGATGATACTTCAGTACCAATCAACTCAATTGGCGTAATTCTCTGCGATAGTGGAGCTGGCAAGGATTCTTCCCACAGAGCCGCTAAGCGTTGTTTCTCTTCAGGCTACGATATTCTCCATAAGGAAATGGAATCCCGTGCTCGTAAATTAGCTATTGAACGTGCAGCAGCAGCAGATGAAGAACTTCCTGACGAATACGAAATCTATCGCAAGTACCTAGACCCAATCCCTCCAGTAGAAACTTCCGTAACTACCGGTCCGGGTTTAATCAAGCTACTAAACGATACTGATGCACATTCTCTTGGAGCTAACTCCCTCTACTCCGGCGAATTTGGTGACGAGCTATCCTATAACCAAGATATGGTCGAGAACATCAAAATTCTTTCTGAACTATATGATCTCGGTTTCAAAGAGGCCACCTACACAAAAGGTGTTGAGTTCCGTAGCAAAGCCATCAACGGTCAAGCTGTCAGCGCACTATTAATTGGTTCACCAACTTACATTCTCTATGATGAGCAAACTAAGCGCAAATTTCAAATTGCCTTCATGTCCAAACTCGCTCGTAGATCATGGTTTTGTTACGCACCAGAGCGCATCCCAGACACTGATTTCACTACCTCTAATGATCCTATCACGCATGATTGCAGAGCGTGAGTCCATCGAAACTCGCTCCAAACAAGCTCGTGTAATGATTGATGATCAAATTAAATCTATCACTAAATTTAATTTATCACACACAAGCGAAATCTCAGTAACTGACGAAGTATTTTCCCTATTTGAAATATACAAGCGCTATAATTCCGAATTAGCTGATTCAATTCCTAACAAAGAATCCACCTCAGCCCTAATCCGTAGACACTTGCAATGGAAAGCTCTCAAATTAGCTGGCGCATTTGCTATCATGGATTGTTCTAATTCCATCAAAACATCTCACTATATTGAAGCAATTCAATTTAGCGAACTACTTAGCAATGACATGAATCTATTCGAGCAAGACCTAAACAAATCTTACTACGAACGATTCTCAGATTATGCAAAAACTCTTGTAACCACAGATGGCACTGCAACCATCAGCGCACACGACATTAAACGTCACGGTTTTCTGTCTACTGTCTCCAAAACTAAACTTCTCGAAATGATTAGTTTATGCGCTGGCTATGATAAGGAAGGTATTTACTCAATTATCGAACAAGGTAACGCAGTGGAGTATAAACCTATCGTCAAAACCGATATTTTACAAGTATCGTTTAAACCGATAGACAATACCGCCCTAAACAAAGCTATTGCTTATGGTGATCCTAAACTAATTACCGAAGCTAAGACTTTCATCGCATCTACCGCAGTACACAACTTTGAAACTGCCGAAATTACCTTTGCAGACTTATCTCAATTACTATCGGACGACTACGCTTATTCCCCCTTTAAATTCCTGAACGGAACTCGTGATCGTAACGGAATCATTGGTGGAACTAAGTGGATTACCTACGATATTGATAATTCCCTAATCAGCGCATCCGAAGCCCACTTCATGTTGTCTGATGTTAATCATCATATTGCATTATCGAGTGACCCCGATAACGAATTTAAGTTTCGTGTATTAATTGAACTCGATTCCGTAGTCACATTAGATGCAATAACTTGGAAGCAATTCTTTCTATTAATTGCNAANGATTTAGCTTTAGTAGTAGATCCACTACCNCAATCGCAAATCTTCTTTTCCTACGCTAATCGCACAGTATACTCAAATACNGATGCAGANCCTCTTGCAGCTCGTGATTACATCATGAAAGCTATTGATATTGTATCTAACAAAGAACCTACTACGAAGCCTTCTACTGCCAATAAAAAGACTCTACTAGCCGACCCAGTAACAACTTTTTCTTATGCTTATCTATCTGAAAATGGCGCCGGTTCTCGAAATATGATTCGTGCAGCCTATCATGCTCGTGACCTCGGCACTTCATTAGACGAAACTATTGAACTTATGCACGATATAAATCAATATTGGGAATACCCAATGAACGAAGACCGCTTTGAAAAAACTATTTTAACTCAAGTAAACCGGATGTTTACTAAATAGGAATCATAAAAAGGTAATTTACATTGAATATTAAGAAACTTGAATACCCAAAAAAATAAAGTATCTAATGAAGATATGTTTAAGATTTTAGCATTTTGTTACTTAGAACCAAAACAATATACCGATTCTGCACTTGTGTATGAAGTTACTTTTGATACATTAGCAACAATATACAATCTTGGCAAAGACCACGGCACAATAAATATACATTTACAGGAACTGTTATGACTGACTATTTTTCTTACAACGACGGCAAAGATATTATACCAGAAGGAGCATGGCGTATTTCACCATCTCAAGTATCACGCTTTTTTGACGATACCTCTAATTGGTATCGTGAAATGTTAATGAATGAAACTCCTTCTTTTCAAGGATCTACTTCTACTGAATTAGGTACATGCGTTCATGCCGGTGCTTCTATGATTGTAAATGAACAAACTATTCATCATAGTCAAATTCACGCCTACNTTAATTCTTTACCNTCAACAATGGACAAACAATTTATCTTTAACCAATATTCAACTATGATTCAAGCATTGGCAGATAATTTTTTNTACGCTAATATTCCCAACAAATCTGAAATATTTTTATGGAAAGAAGTATTACCGGGTATTGGTGTTGGAGGTTCTATTGATTTACTTTACATAGACAAACGTAAAATTTCTGACATTAAAACTACTAGTGCATTGTCACCACCAGACAAATTTAGCAGATCATACTGGTTCCAGCAAATGCTATATGCTTGGTTATGTAAACAAAATAATATTCAAATTGACACTTTGGAATTAATTTTTGTAACTACCAACCAAACTAATCGAATTAGTGAAAAAACAGGTAAACCTATGAAGGATTATCCTAGTCAAGTATCAGTAGTTTCACATTACATTACTAATGATGATTGGAACATAATTGAATCAGTAGTAGATCTTATTTGCAACTCCGTTCAACTATGGAATACTCAACCCGAACTTCGTTGGGCACTAGCACAAGATTGGCGATTAAAATCTCAATTCTCATCTCAACCTAAATTATTCAAACTTAAGGATTAACCTAATGGGATATTATACCGACTTTAATTTAACTGTTATTGAAGGTCCAGATGTATTAGCTATTAACCCTAATCAAACTAACTTTGATGAAGATTTTAAGAACATCACAGGGTATTTTCTTAACGAACTTATTGCCATCAGATGGTATGATTATAATGATCATATGATAAAATTAAGCCAGATGTATCCAACTTCAGTATTTTCACTAGAAGGTAATGGAGAATGGAAGGATGATCGTTGGAGAGAATATTATTATAACGGCAACTATCAACGAATCGAAGCTAATATAACTTTCGATTCTCCCGATTTACAAAAACTAAAAGGTACTACATGAAACTAATCTTAGATTCAGAATCTGATCAAATTACATACATTAACTATTTATTTGAAGCCAACAAATTATTCAAATTATTTAAAGAAATTACTTTAGAAGATGAAGAAATTACTGAATTCTTGCAATATGTTAATGACAAAAGTAATACCGAAGAAGAAGATTACTGCGAACCAATTGATGAAAGTCGAGCACGCAAGCGTTGGTCTTCGGCTGAAAAATCTGAACTTCTTCAATACGTTAACGCAAATATTTCTCTTCCAGAAATTGCAAATCTATGCAACGAACTATTGAAAGTGTTCGAAAAATGGCTCGTTCAGACTTAGACGCTGTATACGATAGTAAAACTCAATCTTGGGAAGATATTCCTTTCTAATTAACTAGAGGTAATTAATGTCTATTAAACTCTTAATTTCTGGATTAACAAATTCCGGAAAAACCACCCTAACTAAAAATCTTCGTGATTCATTAGTTATTTCTCACGACGGAAAAAAATACCCTTTTTCCACACCTCACGCCTCAATTTCGACATTTTCAACTACGGATGACCTAGTCGAATTCGTAACATCCAAAATTGAAGCATACAACGACAAATATGGTAGCTACCCACAAACTATCGTATTTGATTCTGTCAGCAGAATTTTTGATACCTTAAGCGACGCATGTAATACTAAATTTAGTGGTTTCACTATCTATAGCGAGCTTGATAAAAATATCAAAAAATTTACTTCATTCATTGAAGATTCTCTAATCGCCAGTGGTATGAATGTAATTATTCTCTCACACGCCACATACGATTCAGAAGAATCAAAATACTACTTAGTAGGTAAAGGCTCATTCAATAAAATTGGAGGATTTTTATCCGTAGTAGATTATGCTCTATTTATTGAACTAAAAGCCAATAAACGTATCATCCATTTCCGCAGTACCAAATTTCCTGCAAGAACTCTCCAAGAAACCGACCCCGATTCTATGGATGTAGCAGATTTCAATTTAAGTGATTACGTTAATTACTTATCTGAAGTCTCTACAGACGTAGATGAATACTCTCTTTAATTTAACAAACAACCAAAGGAACTAACCATGAACTTTAAAATCTCAACTAAAAAACAAGACATTGCTGAATCATCTGGCTCTTACATGAGCAAATCAGGTATTTACGACTGTATTATCAACTTCGCTTCTCTTGCAGTAAGCAAAGGCGGAGCAGAGTCTGTAAACTTCAACGTAGAATACAACGGCAATCCTGCTACCATCTACGGCCCGTACATCACCGACAAATCTGACCAACCTCTCGAAATTGGTAGAAAACTAATTCACAAACTCGGTGTAATCGCCGGACTTAGTGATGGCGATGAACTCGATATTGAAGAAGAAACTCATGCAGTTGGCAAAGATGACAAAGAACAAACTTTCTCTGTTATTCAACAATTTTCTGGTCTCCCTGTCAAAATTCATCTTCAAGAAGAATATACTAAATATGAAGGTGAAATTCGTAAAGCTATGGTTATCAAAGCTTTCTTCCGTGAAGACGGCGCATCAGCCGAAGAGATTAATAATGAATCTGAAATTGGTAAGCGTCTAACCCAAGTAACCGAAAAATACGCTAACAATATCACCTACAAGGATGGACTAACCCCCGAAGATATTGAGGATTGGGCAGCCAATAGAAGCTCTGCAAAGAAAACTACCC